CATTTGAGAAGTCGCCGGAGCAGGTGGCAGAAGAGAATGAACTCGATCGAATCACGGGACTGGTTGAAAAAGCGCAGCGCATTTTCTCGCTTTCAACGGCTTATATCGAAGCCAATATCACGACCACGTGGGAGCGGAATCTTGCTCACTTCAACAGTGAGCACGCGCCGGGTAGTAAGATTTCACAGAGAAACTACAAACGCTCACGTACGTTCCGACCCAAGACCCGGTCCAGTATCAAGGCCGCAGAGGCAGCGTTAACCACAGCCGCATTTTCAACCCTGGATCTGGTTGACATTTCACCGGAAGATCCTCGCGATGAAGCGCAGTCAATATCTGCGGTCATCAACAAGAACATTCTGCAGTACCGACTCGATCGGCGCATGCCGTGGTTCCAGACCTGTATCGGCGCCTACCAGTGCACCAAGGTTTACGGGCTGACGATCTCCCATAATTACTGGCGGTACCGTCAGGACGTCAAATACGAACTAGCGTTAAATGAATCCGGGCAGGCCATTACCGATGAAGACGGCAACTTGATGGGAATCAAGAAACCGATTGTCAGGGATGACAGGCTGTGTTGTGATCTGGTGGCCCCGGAGAATTTCAGGTTCAGTGCCATGTGCGACTGGCGCGATCCGGTCGGCACCAGTCCATTTCTGATTTACATCATGCCGATTTATGCCGGCGATGCTCTCGAAATGATGCAAAACGAGAATCCGAAGACCGGTGAAGCGCCATGGTTCAAGCACAGTCTCGATTCACTGCTGTCCACGAGACGCAAACTGTACGACCGCACGCGACAGGCGCGCGAGGGCGACAGGCGCATTGATCCGGCCGTAGACTCTGCTGGTGACACGTTCACCATGCTCTGGGCTCACATGAACATCGTCAAGATGAACGGCCAGGACATGGTCTACTGGACGATGGGTGACCAGTTGCTGTTGACAAACCCGGTCGCTGTGGCCGTTGAGTACCCACACCTCGAAGACGGCGAGCGGCCGTTCACGATTGGCTTTTCATCGATCGAAGCATTCAGGAATTATCCGGCTGGCGATGTCGAGCAGGGTGCCAGTCTGCAGGCCGAGATCAACGAAGTTGCGAACCAACGTCTCGATAACGTCAAACTGGTACTCAATAAAAGATATTACGTCAGACGTGGTAGCCAGGTAGACCTCGATGCGTTGGTTCGCAATGTTCCGGGTGGCGGTGTGATGATGAACGATCCTGAAAAGGACGTGAAGACCGTTGATACCCGTGACGTTACACAGTCCAGTTATCAGGAACAGGGCGCACTGATGACTGAGTTCGACGATCTGGTCGGCAATTTCAGCCAGACCTCGGCCAAGGGTTCCGGCAACGAGAAGGAAAAAGGCACGAAGGGCGGGCAGCAGCAGATGGGCGGAATTGCCAACGTCATGTCTGACTACAGTTTGCGTATATTCTTCGAGACATGGATGGAGCCGACGTTGCGCCAGTTGGTCAAGCTGATCCAGTACTACGAAACCGATGATGTCATTCTGTCCATGGCCGCGCGCAACTCTGATCTGTGGGTCCGGTACGGCGTCGACAAGCCCACCGATGACCTGATTCGAAAGGATCTGCTGGTGCGGATCAACGTCGGCATGGGCAACACGGACCCGATGCGCAAGGTCGAGCGACTGTCACTGGGGGTCAAGAGTGTCATTGAGCTGCCAGGCATGGCGCGGCGCATCAAGTCGTCGAAGATTGCTGATGAGTTCTTTGGCACGCTGGGTTTCAGGGACAGCTCGAAGTTTTTCCGCATCGATGAAGAGCAGGAAGCTTACGACAAGGAAAATCCGCCGCAGCCACCGATTGAGATGAAACTCAAGCAGGAAGAGCTGGCCATCAGGCGCGAGGACAACCAGTTCCGTGAGAAGCGGGAAACCGAAAAACTGGCAATGGAAGAACGTATTGCCATGGCCGGGCTGGCGCTCAAAGAAGGCATTTCTGTTGCTGAATTGGAAAACAGGCTGCAAGTTACCGATAAGCAGGAAGAAACCAAGCGCGGTATTGCGGACCAGAAAGACTTGTCTACACGCGAGAGCGCAGATCAGTCAGACATCACGGCCCGTGATTCTGCTGACCAGAAGACTGACTTCGGTGACCGGCAGGAACAAACCAAACGCGACATTGCAGCTTTGAGTTCTAATGACGCAGCCAATGTGGCACTGCTTTCCGCGGCCGAGACGGCCAGTAAACCCAAACCATCGGCAGCTAAATCAGCATGAATGCAGTAGTAAAACCAGATCAGGCTGAAGGTGGATTCGATGAATCGAATATCGATTTCATCGATGAGGCCGAGCGGCAGCATTACATTGAGGCCAAGCTCGGTGAGCATATTCGTGATTTTCTGGTTACCGTGCAGGGACGGTACATGCACGGGCGCGCGAAGGCTGATGTAGAAAATGTCAAGAATGCGCTGATGGAGCTGGACCCGACCAAACCGGAGGATCTATTGGAATGGAAACGATTAAAGCTTAAAGCTGGTGCTGCAAAGAATTTTATTGAATGGTGCGCTGATGCAATTATCAACGGCGATGCTGCCTACCATATGATTGACGAGGATTAAATCATGAGAGACGAAGCTACCACACAAGGCGCTTCCGTACCGGACAAGCCGGCGGCGGATGAGACTGTAGAGCGCACACCCACTCCGCGAGAGACTGCGGTTATCGACATTGCAGATAAGTTTGAGCAGCAGAGAGAGACGGATCGTGATGAACTTCATGCTGTCGATTCTGAACAAAAACAGATGCACGATGACATCGTTACCGAACAGGAATTGTCTGCCGAAGGAGCAACGATAACTCCGATGGCTGATGCCCAAGTGCCGGGCGACGAAAAAATTGAAACACCGGGCGCGCAAGAAAACTTGCAAACAGACCCGATGGAAGAATATATTGTAACGAATGATGATGGTGTACAGTGTTTTGCCACCGTTATCGATGGACAGCAGAAATTAATTCCGCTCGATGCTGCCCGTCAACAGCTCCAAAAGCGAGAGTCTGGCGAAGTCAGATTGCAACAAGCTGCGGAGCGAGGAAGGTTTCTCGACGAGCGAGAACTGCAGATACAGGCTTCCGAGCGTGCTTTGCAGGAAAGGTTCGAGAAGACTGAGATAGAAACCCCACCACCCCAACCGGACGTGGGCGATCGTGAAACGCTTCGTAAAGGAGCGCAAGACGTTGTCACTTCCCTGTTCAGTGAATCAGAGGAAGCTGCAGCAGATAAGCTGGTTGACTTTATTGTTGATAATCGGACACCCCAGGCTTCGGCCCCGGCTCCGATTGATACAGGGAAGATCGCTGATGACGCTGCCAACGCCGCGGTAGAGCAATTGGATAAACGTGTTGTGGCTAGGGATGCCAAGACTGGATACGAAGATTTCCAGACTAGTTACCCCGACATCATGGCCGATCCGAATCTATATCACGTAGCTGATGACATGACGGACGAAATTTCGGCTGAACACCCAAATTGGCCTCAGTCGAAGGTTATGTCAGAGGCTGGCAGATTGACCCGCGAGTGGGCAGCAAAGCTGAAAGGCGGCGCAGAAGCCTCCACGACAGGCGACTTGTCAAACACTGATCGTCAGGACCGTAAAGGTGAATTGGTACGAATGCCGACAGCTGCTGCTGGCGCTACGTCTTCCATCGCACCCGATGAGGCCGAAAGGGCTCAGACGCCGAAGGAAGCACTGAACGACATCAGGAAGTCTCGAGGACAAGTCCAGTAAACCGATTGGGGCTCCCGCGCGAGGGAGCATGGATTAATTTAACCAGGAGGGTTTTTGTCATGGCAGGACAAGTGTGGCAAACAAACAGTCTTGGCGGGTTTATGTACGCACCCAATTTGAGCCGTAAGCTCAGAATGGCGTTGCAACCCATGACCCGTTTCCGACAGTTCTGTGATGCTCGTGAAGCATTCGGACTCGGTAAAGGCGACACCTTTAACTGGAACGTATATTCGGATGTGCAGGATCAAGGCGGGGAACTCGCCGAGACGACTGCAATGCCGGAAACGAACTACATCGTGGCTCAGAATGCTCTGACGATCACGGAGTACGGCAACAGCGTTCCATTCACGAAAAAGCTCGACGATCTTTCAGAGCAGCCGGTCACGGAAGTGATCAATCAGGTGCTCAAGAACGATGCGCGTAAGGCGCTCGATCTGGCGGCGTACAATCAATTCAACGCCACCGCACGAAAGGTCAAGTCAACTGCCGCTGGAACAGTTACGTTCTATACGACGGCTCCCGCTGTTCATACCGATGTTTTCAATAACGCTCACGCGAAGTTGATTGCTGATGAAATGGCTGAAAGCGACATCCCGACGTTCGACGGCAACAACTACATGGCCATGGGCCGGCCATCCACGTTCCGTGCATTCAAAGACGACCTGGAGGACATTCACAAGTATGTCTCCGAGGGTTGGCACGTGATCATGAACGGTGAAAAAGGCCGCTACGAAGGCATTCGCTATTGCGAGCAGACCAATATCCCAACAGAGGGATGGTCTGTTTCCGACGCGATTTTCTTTTTCGGCGCCGATACGGTAGTCGAAGCCTTCGCCATTCCTGAAGAGATCCGCGGTAAGATACCTACGGACTTCGGGCGTTCACGGGGTATTGCGTGGTACGCGGAACTCGGTTATGGCATTTGCCATAACGATTCTGCAGACTACTCGCAGAACCGTATCATCAAGTGGACCGGTGCATAAAAGGAGGTTTCTGATATGTATACTTACGACAATCCATTACGAATCAGCTACTCCTTTCTTGGAGCCGCGATCGACACTGACCTTCAGTTTGGTACCTTCATTGGTCCGGCCGGGAAGACAGGTCGAATTGCTGCCGTTGTGCTTGGCATAATTGCCGCGACGACCGGCGCTGACGGTGACTTGGAAATTGGTCTTGCTGCGAATGGTACGGAATTTCTCGCAGGGGCCATTCCGAACATCGCCACTGACGGCGGCTGGTCAGCATCTGAGGCAGAGATTGCTCTTGGTGCTGATATCCCTGCTGACACAGCAGTTTTCGTCGGTAGTGGTGGTGCAAATACAGCTGGTGACGCCGACATAACAGTCGTCGTTGACTGGTACTAACCGGAGGTGATGTATGGGAGCAGGTAGCTTCAAATCAGGTAATTCAAATTACCACGCGCCCGGCCATAAGGCTTCGACCATACGGCCGGCGAAAATGGACGACGGGGATTCTACCGGCGTCGGATCGGGCCTCAGTGCCCTGTCCGGTTTCGATAGTGAGAATCCGCTGAATCCCGATATCGACTATGCCGTTGACCCGGTGTCAGGCAACTCTACGGAGCGTGTCTCTC